ATTTCTGCTGTCTTCTTAGATGCTTACCGAAGTTGATTACTTCGCAGCTATAGGAGATTAGATTTCTAATGACTGATCCGATTGTGCGAATTAGGAGTAATTGGGATACCGTCAAGAATCTTGACGAGTTTACCAACTTTACCGCCGGCGCTTATGCCGGAGGTCCCCCTGGTGGGGCACTCCTTGCCACTCAAACGCATTACGGTCGTAGACTTCCTTGGCCTAATTTCAGTTATATCTGGGATTTGGTCAATAAGCCTAAAGATCGTGATAATACGTCGGGTTATTACCCGAGTGGTCCCTGTTTTCATATAGAGACCATTTTGAATGGCTTAACACTCGAGCCTGGATTCATGGGTGGAGGTAATACCGTTCGATGGGATATCGACGGATCTCCGTTCACGATCCTTAACGATGATTTGCTTCGTGCACTTCACGTTGCTCATCCTGATCAGATCAACCCGGATTCATTTCCGGGACGTTTACCCGATTCTCTTCATGACGATTTGTGCGAGCAAGCATTTAATTACTTCTCGGATGTGTTTCCCGCGAGCATCTCCTTTTCGGAGTTTGTTCAAGGGTTCACGCAACTTCAGGATTTAATTCCAAAAGTTGGAGAATCGATCACGAAGACTCTGTCTGGTGGGTATCTCAATAAGAAGTTCGGGTGGGATAATCTCCTACCCGATCTTGAGACCCTGGGAAATCTGGCTGGTATTGTTATCAGCCGGATGGAATATTTGCACAGAACGTACAATGTTCCTACCCGCCTCGGCTTTTCAAGAAAGGATGTTTATCATCCTGATCTGGATGATATTTATCATCCTGAGGCCTTGATGTCGTGGGCATACAGAGGGATCCGTTGCGTAGAATTCACAGCTGATTTTCGAGCTACTGCCTGGATAAGGCAGCATCTTGATTTCATCCATGATCTCGCTGGATTCATACGGGTTTTGGTTGGTGCCTTGGGATTGAACAATCCCGTCAAAGCTTTCTGGAACACTGTTCCTCTTAGCTTTGTCGTCGATTGGTTCTTTAATATCTCTCAGCACTTGGACAATCTCACTAGACTTAATCCGGCTATGGGATGGGATGTAGTCAATATGACTAATTCCGTCACGTACCGGTATAAGTTTGAGCTTGAACTTTTCGACTACCCAGTAACGGGGTTCCCTAAAGGGAGCAACAAAACTGAGTGTGTCGATTCAACCATTTACGATAGAAATCTTGGTCTTTCATTCGGTTGGCAACTGCTGAATCCAGCCGATTTATCCCCAACTCAGCTCACCTTGCTCCTAGCCATGCTTCATCAGCTTGGCTAGTTGCTCAATGAGGAGTCAACTCAATGTCATTAACTGATACACTTACACTAGACAATTCGTCTGGCACAGAGGCCACCTTTTCTCTGCAAGGCAGAGATAATCAGGGGTCTCGTCGCATCGATACTGCGTCCACTCTTACCGAACCTCGTTCGCTTATTATTAAGCATTCGAAGACTGGTAATGGCGTTAACGCAATCGATCGGCATCTAATTCAATTCTCGCGAACTGAATTGGATTCCGCGACTGTACCGAGGACCGCTATAGTCAATTTGACTATGGCTGTTCCTCAGTCTGCTGTCTTTTCCAGCTCCGAGATTAAAGACATGGTAGCTTACCTTGTCGATCTCGTTTCCGACGGAGGTTTCTCCGGTTCAGGATTTGCTGGTACTACAGCGCTAGATCAGTTACTTCGATCTGAAAGTTAAATGAAAAGCCGTAAAACGCTTTTCTTTGACTGTCTGTCGTTGTTACTGGCATTACTGCTACTCGCTGCACTTATGGTCTTATTGACCTGGTTCAGCGTCAACACATACTAAGTAACACTTAGAAATTGAGTGTTATGACAAATCGGTTGGCCTTGGAAAGGACTCCAAATTGGAACCTTCGAAAAGCCAAGTCAGCTTTTATGCTGACCTCTTGGAGCAGTTGCTCCGCTGCGATCCACTTGGCGTCGCATCATCTACCCTTAGAAAGGATATCTCTGTCTTACGACATAGAATTCAATTTGAGGGCATGTCTTTCCTCACCAAGACTCTTCCTAAATTAGGAAAAGCTCTTGATTCGGGCTTGGCATCGAACAACTTCTCGTTACCGTTAGAGTTTAAACACTCTCATGGCCAACGTAGTATACCAGCATTTATGCAGGCGTACTTTAAGTTGCTATTTGATGCGGATGGCGTCCTCCTGGACGAAGCAAGCTCGGCGGCAGTTTTACACTGTCGCCAAGTCTTGTTTTTCGCTTATAAGCTTGAGATTCCGTTTTCTGAAGAGCAGAACATCAAAGTTCTTGATGAATTTGTTCTCACAGATCGTGATCTTAGCTTACAGCTTGATAAAGACTCTCAAGAAATTCTTGAGGTTGCGTCTTTTATCACTGCTGACGTGTTTGCTGATTTTGATCATGCAGACATCGTGCCGCGACATGGTCCGGGTGCTGTTGCAACTGGTGAACGGCTTGAAGATAAGTGGGATTTCTCCCGTCTCTACAGGCCTATTCATCAAGTGTATCCCTACTATGATTATTTTATAGTGGGAGGTGGCACAGAACTTATAGATCGAAAGGAATGGTATATGAATTTAGCTCGACTTGATCAAGGCCGTGCTAAAGTCGTACTTGTTCCAAAAGATTCTAGAGGTCCGCGCCTCATATCCTGTGAGCCCCTTGAATATCAATGGGTCCAGCAGGGTCTTGGGCGGAAGATAGTACAACACCTCGAGTCGTTTTATATGACAAAAGGCCAAGTCAACTTCACGGATCAATCGATCAATCGTGAGTTAGCACAGCGATCATCTGTCTTTAGTTTGAAAGGAGAAATCCTCTCGACTTTTGGCATTGGTCCAAAACAACTAAATTGTGCTTTCGCAACAATTGATTTGAAAGATGCTTCGGATCGCGTGTCTCTCGAGCTCGTAAGACAGGTATTCAAAAGAGTACCGAATCTATTGCGAGCTTTAGAGGCGTGTAGAACTAGCTCGACGCTTCTACCTGATGGTAGAATTGTAGAATTTAATAAGTTTGCGCCCATGGGGTCAGCGTTGTGCTTTCCCGTTGAAGCGTTTTGCTTTTGGGTTCTACTTGTCGCAGCTATAAGTCGCCATCGTAGAGAACGACAGCGAGTTGTGGCAAAGTCTGTTTTCGTCTATGGGGATGATATAATCATTCCCGTTCGCGATGCAGATCTTAGCATTCAGTCCTTAGAGAAATTTGCCCTTAAGGTAAATCATTCTAAGTGCTGTATCCATGGGCCTTTTCGCGAAAGTTGTGGTATGGATGCCTTTAAGGGCGTACCAGTCACACCTATTCGTATTAAGACCTTATGGAGCGGACGCAAGACTGACGGTGCTGCCTACGTTTCGTATATCGCTACAGCTAATTTATTAGCTAAACGCGGATATATTGAGTGTAGCGATCGGATGTGGTTAGAGCTTGAGCGTGTCTACGGGGTAATACCCCGTGGAACATGTCTTAGCTCGTTTCCATGTAAGATCGTGTGCGATCCTGAGGTTGCGGAGGAGTTTAACTCCCGAGCGTTCAGGTCTCGTAAAAGCAGACGTTACCAGAGGATCGAGTTCTTCGTTAAAATTCCTTCATCAAGAAGGATAAAGTCGAAACTCGACAGCTGGCCTCGATTATTAAGAGATCTTGTATCTCCTAGTTTCGAGGACCCGTCGTCCATGGTTGTTCCTCGTTCCATGATAATAAAACGAGGCTGGACTGCCGTCTATTGATCAGATAGATGGTGCTGGCGTGAGCCACCTCAGTTGCGTGCTATGCAGATGCATGTAC